GTTACGCCGTCCTTAAAATACTTTCACGATCCAGCGGTCTTCCTTGCGGCTCTTGATGAACTGGAACTCCTGGTTGTCGATGCCGATATACTTGCCGTTGATTTCGTAGCAGCTATGACCCTTGCTTTCCATGAAGCGGTAAACCTTGTCAACCAGCTTTTCCTTGCCCATGCCCAGTCCGTAGCCGTTTACGAACTCCTGAACCTTTTCCATGATCGTCATTGCCTTGCCCTCCTTTGTTTCTTCCCTTGGAACAATTATATTATATAACATATAGGCCTATACGTCAATACCCTTTTCCACCTTTTTTTGAAAAAAATAAGGCCCGGCGTTACTCCGGGTCTTGCGTCCGCTTTTTCATATCCTCACGGACAAGGCTCTTGATATATGCGGATGTTGATTCCTTCTGCTCATCAATCCAATTTATAAGAATCATATCTTCAGGGTTTTTGTCGTTAAAACTTACTTTGCGCCATTTTACATGTTCGTTATTATAACCCTTCATGTAGTCAATTTGGTGCTGCGTCCTTTTTCGCTTCTTTTCCATAATATCACCCCGAATAAGTATAGCATATAGGCCCTCTGCTTTCAAGATTGTATTTTGCGTCTCTTATATGGCCTCTTATTGTTCGCCTGCTCCTTTGCCGTGGCCCACCGGATATTCCCCGGAGTATAATCTCCGTCATTATTGATTCTATCCAATGTTCTTCCTTCCTCGTTATAATGATCTAATTTTGAAACATATTGAAAAAACGCTTGAAAATCATCAATCCAGTCAATATCCATTTTTATTCCCCTGGCCCCATAATTTTTATATGAGGTATTTTTTGGGTTATAGCAACGTTGTTTTATGCCCTGCCAGATGTTATAGGTCTTTTTTGATGACCCATCGGCTCTAAATACTGTTTCAACGTTTTTTCTTCCCCCGCAATGCCAGCACATGCCACGGTTATTTTCTACCCGCATCCTCAAACGTGAAGGGCTAAGTTGGCATTGGTGCCCGGCGTCGCATTCGCAAAGCCATAATTCGGAAGGGTAAACCCGTACACGTTCAATCGCCGTAAAGTCCCCGAATTTTTGTCCTTTTATATCCTCCAATTCGTTTTCTTTTCGCAGAAGGCTATCAAGCTGTTTCCAAACCTCATGCTCCGAAATTGTAACGCTTTTCCCTTCGCCGTTCGTTACTATGGCTTCACCATCTTTTACTTCAAGAAAGCAATCTCCGATTTTCATTTGAAACTCCCTTCATATTCCAGCGGGTTATTTTGCCCCTCTGCCAGTTCATAATCTTCGATCTCCTGCGCCGTCAAGGGGCGGTCATACTCCGCGAAGCCCCAGGCACCAACGCCGCCGATGCTCTGCTTGTAGTCGTACGCGAAGGCCCGGACAAGGCCCTGCCGGGGGATAGCCCCCGGCATAGGCGGACGGAAACGGCAGTAATAGCGGTAAACGGTGGTTTTCATGCTCTTGCCCCCATTTCCTTGACTACCTGTTGCGCGGCGCGTCTGCCGTTATCGTTCAGTAGCCTTTGCCATGCGCCCTCGGACGGTGCCCAGCGGAAACCGTTTGCTTTCAGGATTGCGCGGATGCTTTCTTCCGGCTTGCCATCGAAAATGAATTGAATCCGACAGGCTTCCGCGTTCTCCCGCAGGGTGTACCCGTCATGCGTTTCTTCCGTGGGCTGTTCTGCCCGTTCCTCCTCTTTTTTCAGGGCTTCAATGCGTTCCCTGATGCGGCGAATATTAGCGTTGTTATTGGATAAGGCCCAGCTTTGGAAGGGTTTACTATCACAGCGCCAACCACGCGCCATATCTTCCTTGATTTCCTGACGCTGCTTTTCCGTCAGTTCCGGGCATTCATCCAGCGTTCCATGCTTTCTCCACCAAGCGTTGACGGCTTTCATGTGATCCTGTTCCCGTTCAAGCGCTTGGAGCTTCATTTCCAGCTTTTCAATGGCCTGCGCATCGTCGCTCATGATGCCGCCGTGACCGATACTCCGCATTTTCCGCAAGATACCTTGAATTTCCTCATACTCCGACCAGTTTTTATCCCGTGCGGCGTTCTGCTTCTCCTTTTTGCGAACGGGAAAATTACTGCCGCCAGTAATCAGCATGGATGGGCAACGGGTATCAATCTCATACCGTTTGTTCATATTCTCGGCCAGCTTGCGGGCGTACAGATCAGCGTAGTAGTCGATCTTTTCATGGTACATGGGATCAACCTTTTCCTTGCATTCTTCCGCAAGGCGCATTGCTTCATCCACCTGGGCGCGATAGCTTGCTGTAGCGCTTCCTTCCGCATAGTCAAAATAGCTGTTCATTTCATTGGCTTTACGGGCAGTTGCTTCATTGATCTGATAGTACATCATTTTTCCTTTCTGCCGGGGATATATCGCCCCGGCGCGGCATGTCGGTTATTAGTCACCGAGTATTTCTCCAATGCTATGCCCCTTTATTGATCGTGTTTCAACCCAATCCATTCCATCTTTTATTTCGTTCACTGCCCAATCGACAGCATTGCGAACATCTTCTAGTGTCGCTACTTCAACAATCTCATCTTTGCTCCTGTATGCTGTGCAATCTTCTGTGCAGTATCGCGGAACAAGCAACCTGTGTTTTTTGCCTATTGCTTGGACTCTGCGACACGCTTTCAGATGTATGCAATCATCCATGCATTCGAACATTTCTTTTCCTCCTCCTCTTCTTCGACCATCTTGCGGTACTCACGGGCCTTTTCGTTGTAGCGGTGAATGCGTTCATTCCATCCAATGCCCACGGGCTGGCGGTCTGCTTACTCCCAGTCCGTGACTTCTCTTGACTGGATGCGATAGTTGTACTGATGCCTTGCGCGGAACAAGCTCGGATAAGCTAACATATTTGCCTTGGACTTCTCTTCGTAGGTCTTGCCGAAGGCTTCATAGCGTACTTTCGCCATCTCGGCGTTTTCCTTATCTGTAAATACGGTTGTGATTATCTGGCCCGATTCGTTAATCGGCCTGACCTCGGTGATTACCAAGGAATGCCCCTTTGCATCAACGTCCACTCTGTCACAAACGATGCGGTACTCGATGCGGTACTCTTTCATTTTCAAGCCTCCTTAAATTTATACTGTCCGCATTCATAAGGATACAGCTTATTGATAAGCCGGAATAGAATCTCATGTTCCTGCCACTTAATGCGCTCCTGCTGGAATAGTCTTTCAACGTCCCCACACAGTGTGTCAAGCTCGGTCTGGCTCTTTGCTTCGATTGCCCGTGCAACAAGCGCCTGAATCAATTTATTCATGTTTTTGCCCTCCTTCTGCCGGGATTGAAGGCTCCCGGCTGGCCTTTGTGCGTTTATATAGTTTCTGCATACTCTTTCGCCATTTTCGCCGTTTTGAAATTCCCAGCAACAATGGTTTCCTCACCGTCCTTGCCTTCTATCAGTCCCCACCAAAGACCACGTTTCCCGTTTTCCTGCCACCATCCTGTTCTGTCGTTGATACTCATGTCACGAACCTTGAACCGTCCATCTTCGCTGACATAATCAGCATATTGGAATTCTTTTGTTTTTCTTGTCCACTTCATCATTGCGTTGCCCTCCTTCGTTTGTTGTGGCTCTCTCTCAACCACATCTATATTATAGCGCATATAGGTCTATATGTCAATAGTTTTTTGTGGGAAAAAGCAAAAAATTTTCCCCGGCATATTTCAGCCGGGGAAGTGCTTGAATATCTGTTTTTCTCGCTTGTGAATCGCACGCTTTACGGTATCTGCGCATATTGGGCAATCCGGGTGACGGTCTTGATAGCGCGTAGCGATCTGCTCTATCGTCAGGCCGTCTATGAGGCGGTATATCATGATTTCGCGGTCGCGTTCCGCTTTGTCGCCAATAACCCAGTTGTTGATGATTTCCTCAAGCGTCTGCCTGTTGATGTTGTCAGGCAGATTCATCTTGGAACGCGGCCTGTGCCTTTACACTTCGGGCACTGCTTCATCGGGTTGTTCGAGCTGGTCTTCTTGACCCGCACTCTGAGCACTTGTCTTACCCTGGTCATAGTTTATATCCCCCTCTCCTGTGTTCAAAAGGGTGATTGCAGGAGCATTTTCCGTTTGTGCTTCTTGTGAATAGTAATATGTTTCATACTTGCTCTCGTAGATGATCCAGCCCGCATTTGTGGCGATCAACGCAATGAATATGACGAGCGCAAGGATAAACCAGCGCTTGTTGAGACGCTCTAAACGCTCAACCGTTGCTTCGTGGATAAAGAACGGGACATTCGCCACTTGCTGCTCTTTCGTGTACTGCTCAGCCATACGTTTGCCTCCTGCCATTTTTTGACAGTATAGCATTTTCAGCGGTTATTCGTCAACGCTTTCGGGCGGTTTCTGCTCATGCTCGACAATATACGTGTCGCCGCCTTCACGCGATGCATCGACCAATCCTTCCGATACGATATAAGCGGTCAGAGACCCAAGGGCGAGAATCAGGCTGGTAATCACTTCCGCATCCGTAGTGGGATTCTTGAGGAAGCCAACGATGCCTGTAATCAGACCAGCAACAGCCAGCCAGAACTTGCGGGAAGTCAGTTTGCGAATCCAATCTTCTTTCTTCATGATGTTCTCCTTTCGTTGTTACAGTTTATGCTCCACGCCATCGGCGCACAGCGGACAAATAATGCTACCTTCCGGGATGACCGCCCCACAGCAGACGCAGTGTTCAGCGCCGTCCATGGGGCTGTATATCAAAGGGCGTTGTAAGCTTGCTTCCAACCGGCATCACCTCCGTTATCGGTCGATCAGGTAGTTGGTGATTTCACTTTGGCTTGCCTTGAGCTTGTCCGTTGAGTTCCCGTTGATCTCATGACTCAACAGCGCGAGGATTCCACGACAGATAACACGGTTTCCGTCCTCAAGCACGTCAAGCCGTTCTTTGTCGTTTTTCAGCTTCGCGTCCGTCTCTCTCTGCCAATGCTCAAGGTCGGTCTTCGGTTTCCGGGCGGCTCTGATTTTGTCAATGAGGTTCCAGATGGCCAGTATAAAACCGATCAGAACCGCCGCAACTATCAGGAAGGTCATTAGCATATCCGGCGTGAGTTTATCCATTTCGTTTCCTCCGATAAACTTCTTTGTGTATCTTCTCCGCTCCTGCAATCAGGGACGAAGTGACTTCGTGATCGCGTTGCCGTGCCTCACGAATCTGTTGCCTATAATGTGCATACAGGGCGTAATCCTGACAGCCGCCATGGCACGACGCGCTCCTGTGTGTACATTCATGGCACGGGCAAGGTACAGGCTTAATCATTCCAGCCAACCTCTCAACGTTTGCGCCAGCGCTTCAAGGCGCTCGACAACGGCTTGCACATCGTCACGGTCGATGGTCACAAAATCGTCAGGGTCTATCGGCGGTTCAGGTTCGGGTTCTGGTTCTGGTTCTGGCTCTGGTTCGGGCTGATCTGGAATGTATTTTTCAAGCGCTTCCCATGTTTTCTTGCCGCAGATGCCATCGGAAGTCAGCCCGTTATTGCTCTGGAATGCCTTTACAACGGCTTCCGTATTTTTGCCGAACTTGCCGTCAACATCTATGCTGTAGCCAGCCTTCACCAACGCATGTTGCATGATCCTGACGTACACGCCGCTGTTGCCCCTTCTGACAGTAGGCAATCCGCTGTCATACAGCCCGACAGGAATGCCGTAGTGGGTGAAGGGCTTGCTGATTTCATCCAGCCGCTCTTGAACAACGCCGTAGGCATGACCGCGTGCGTGAACGACCGTGCCGTCTCCAATGTAAACGCCCACGTGGTGCATCTTGCCGTCATCGTCCTTTCGGAATACCAGACACACCTTATCGCGAGGAAGGTCTGCAATAACGCCATTCTCAGAAAACTGTGTCTTTAGCCATTGACTGTTTGCTCCGCTGACAAGCGGTATATCCACCGCCTTCATGCAAGCTAACGCGAGTTGAGCACAGTCATAACACGGTTTCCCCTTACCCGTTTCT